GAACAGCACGAATGGGAACCGCCAAGGCTTGTGGCATACGGCCTCGGTCGGGATGTTGCGCGCCGAGAAATGCCGGAGCGGGAACGGCGGCCAGGAGCATCTACCTCAACAAGCAGGCGGCCAACTCAACCCCGCGTGGGTTTGTTGCCTTATGAACGTCCCGATAGGATGGACCAAAGTATAGGAGGTACTAATGCGGAAGTACAAAACCAAATCCGTGCCTGTGAAATATTGCGCGCAGTGTGGCAATCTGCTGGAGCGGAAGCGGTTCAATGGCAGACTGGAGGACCGCTCCGTTTTCTTGCGGAGGAAATACTGCGGTCTGGAGTGCGCCTGGATTGGTTCCCGTTCAGAATCCGTTTCCTTGCCTGGGCTGCGAAAGCGGGCTATCCCGTATCGGGGTTCGGTCTGTGCGGAATGCGGCACGACGGCGAACATCGGGATACACCACATCAACGGCAATCCGGCAGACAACTCCAAGTTGAATGTGCTTACGCTCTGCGGCAGTTGTCATACGAAATGGCACTGGCGGCACGGCAAGGTGATGCCGAAGCGGGCGAGGGCGACATGTTCGGTTTGCGGGCGCGGTTGCAGAACACACGGCGGGATGTGCCAGAAGCATTACGTGCGATGGCGCAAGTATGGCGATCCACTCTTGACGAAACTCAAGACCGGGCAGCATTCGTATCGGCTTGTGAAAGTCGCCGTATGAGTGCGGCCAATACCAGGGTAAATGAGCTTAAATGCCTTGGAAATGGAATCGTACCGGTGCAATTGGCGGCCGCTATGCTTGAACTGTCTCGAGGAATATGGAGAAAGTCATGACGAATGACGAGTTCAAGATATTTGCCACGGGCCTTACGAGCACCTGGCGATACGGCAGGTATGAGCTTGAGGCAATCCACGCCGGATTATCCGGCTATACGCTGGATGAAACGGAGGAGCGGCTGCGCGTGTATATTCTCGAACATGACTCAAGTGACCATCGCGGCAAACCTAGCGTAAAGGCGCTGCTGTTCACGCTCCGGGGTCATGCGCGTACCAACACAGTAGACGAGCCGGATGACTGGAAACGATATGATTTATGGAAGTTCGAGCGGGCGGTCAAGCACGGCGAGATTAACGCAGTCAAGCCGCGTGCCGGCGGGCCCGCGTTGCGGATTTATAGCTTCCGCTGTGATCCGCCGCGCGAGCGAACGATGTTGATTGAGCTATGCCCCGTCGGTGAAACCCCTGATCCCAAGCACCGCGACATACGCCGAGTGAGTGATGTCTTGGCCGAGTGTGAAACGTGTTTGATTCCGGCGTGAAATAGAATCGAGGTGTATGATGGCGACAAAACCGTTGCGCGTGCATTTTGATATTGATCTGGACGGCCGCAAGCCGCCAACAAAGGGGCGGCATCGGATGCGCCGGCTTCCGGGCGGCGGGCTTCAGCCGTATGCAGACCCAGAGACGGTGCGATGGGAGAAGGTGGTACAGGTGGCGTTTGGGCAAGCGATACCTGAGGGGTTCGAGTTGTGGATTGGCCCGGTTCGGTTGGAAGTTTATGCCTATTGGCCGGTGCCGAAGTCATGGCCAAGGTGGAAGCGTGAGGCGGCGCTGGCGGGAAAGTTACCGCATACTGGGCGCGGTGATGCGGATAATGTCCTGAAGCTGGTGGCCGACGCCCTGCAAGGCATGGCGTATCAGAACGATCACCAGGTATTCGATATGCGCGCGGTCAAGTTGTACTCGGATCAGCCTCGGTTGGGGGTGTGGGTTGAATTCCGGGAAGAGATGCGGAATGTCCCTTGACATTGAAAGCGGCAAAGGGCAAGATGATAGGGGCGGGCCTTGGAAAAGGAGTGATGATATGCCTGTTCCAACTTCAAAAACCTTAGAACGGATAACTCAAGTCGCCCGAATGAGGGTGGATGGCGCGTCATGGCGCGTCATTGCGACAAAATACGGGTATAAGAACGAGGCCTCCGCGTGTACCATGATGACTCAAGAATATCCAAAGCTGTGGAAAGCGGAATATGAGGCCGCGCGCGCCGTACGGTTAAACGAACTTGAGATTGAGGCCGTTCAAACGCAACGCGAATTGATCAGGCCCTACCGAACTAAACAAGTGATCTCAGAGGAGGGCAAGCTCACCGAGAAGACGGTTGCAATTGAAAACCCGCTGCCGATTCGCCAGAGCGCGGCGCATAGTCTTTTGAATCACACGCGCCAGCTTCGGGCGCAGAAGGTCGAGATCAGCGGCCCGAACGGCGGGCCGATGGAGATGAGTCTTGAAGACCGCATCAATACCCTTACCGACCGAGTGCGAAAACGCCTTGCGGGAAGCGGTTCTGCTGGAAGCGACAGTGGAAATGAACCGGTTTCTCCCGGCGATTCCAACGGAGCGGCAGAGGACATTCCTGGCGAGTAACGCCCTCGAGTTGTTTTATGGCGGCGCGGCGGGCGGGGGTAAAACGGCGGCGTTGCTCATGGGCGCGCTTCAGTACGTGGAAGTCCCCGGCTATTCGGCACTGCTTCTGCGTCGCACCTTCCGGGAGTTGAGCTTACCCCGCGCGCTGATTGACTTGTCTCTCGAGTGGCTATCCCCTACCGACGCATACTGGTCTACGAATGAGAAGAAGTGGACCTTCCCAAGCGGCGCGACAATTTCCTTTGGTTACCTTGACACTGACCGGGATATGTGGCAATATCAAACCGCCGCGTTTCAGTACATTGCTTTCGACGAGGTAACGGAATTCACGGAGAATCAGTATCGGTTTTTGTTCTCGCGCTTGCGGCGATTGGAGGGGAGCATTCTCCCAGTGCGGATGCGCTCGGCGTCGAACCCCGGAGGCCGTGGTCACGAGTGGGTCAAGCGTCGGTTTATTGACAGCGGTGAAACGGTGGGTCGCGTGTTCATCCCCGCGTTCCTCGAGGACAACCCATACCTTGACCGGGTACAATATGAAGAATCCTTGAAGCGTTTGGACCCGATTCTGTTTGCCCGCCTTCGGAAAGGCGACTGGACCGTCCGCGCTACGGATGGATTGTTTCGCCGTGAATGGTTTGAGATTGTCCCGGAATCTCCAGCCGAGGCGGAGCGCGTTCGATATTGGGATTGCGCCAGCACAACCGAGGCTGAGGCCGACGATCCTGACTGGACTATCGGATGCCGCATGGCTCAGAAAGATGGCGTGTATTATATCGAGGACGTGAAGCGCGCGCGTATTACGCCACACGCTGTTGAAAGGCTCGTTCGTCAAACCGCGCAGCTGGACTCTCTCGCAGTGCGCGTTGGTATGGAAGAGGAACCGGGGTCATCGGGCAAGGCGATCATAGATCATTACCAGCGGAATGTGCTCCGTGGGTTCGCATTCAAGGGATACCGTTCGACAGGAACCAAGACAATTCGCGCAACCCCGCTTGCAATTGCCGCCGAAGCTGGTAATGTAAAGCTGGTCGAGGGCCCTTGGGTCGGCGATTTTCTCGACGAGCTTGAAGCTGCCCAGGGACATGACGATCAGCAGGACGCCGCTGCCGGCGCGTTCGAGATGTTGCAGTCGGTTTCTTCTACTGTGGAGATTTGGTGATGTGGCCTTTTTCAAGGCGTCGCGGGAAAACTACCGTGCCGACGACGGAGGAGATCAAACAGGGCGGCTGGTCGGTCGTATATGGTACGGCGGGAAATGACAAGGCCCGCTCTCCGGTCTGGGATAAGCTCAATACCAATGACCTGCAAGAGGCCATGCGGCTGAACAGTCTTGTCCGTTCGTGCGTTACACGCATCGCTTCCGCGGCGGTGGAGGCCTCGCTGGAGCTTGGATATTATGAGCACGGGACCGATCAGTGGACGCCTATTCCCAAGCACCCGCTCCTCGATCTCATGCGAGCGCCCAACGAGTATTACGACTATGAGCTGTTTCTCCAGTATGTGATCTATCGCCTGTTGCTCACTGGCGAATCATACATCTGGAAGTGGCGAAACACGTCGGGCCGCGCGATATCCGAGCTATGGCCGCTACCGACCGATTGGGTAAAGCGCAAGGCGGGTACGGGCGGCGCGGCCCTTATCTCCGGCTATGAGGTTCGCGGGGCTGATGGGTCTGTACCATCAGAGGATATGATTCGCGGTTACTTTCCCGATCCCCAAAGCACGGTCAATGCCTTGTCCCCACTGCAATCCGCGAGCGACGATTACCAGGTAGATGAGCGGCGCAAGGAATTCTTTGCGGAAATGCTCGACAATATGGACGTTCCCGGTCTTGTACTGAAGGTTCCAGCGGGTACGGGCAAGGCGGATGAGACGCGGCTTCGCGCGGTACTGTCCGATCGTATCGGTCGCGGGCAGCGCGGGAATACGCTACTGCTTCGCGGTGAGAACGCGGACGCGAAGGTAATGAACCCGTTGGCCGATCTTGACTGGCCGGGATTTACCGGGCTGACCGAGACGCGGATCGCAATGGCATTTAACGTTTCGACTCTTGTAGTCGGCGCGCGCGTGGGACTAGACGAATCGCCATATGCAAACTTCAAGGAAGCGCGTAAGAGCTTCTATCAGGATACCATGCGCCCGATGTGGCGCTCGCTTGCGGGAGTATGGACACGTGGGTTACTTCATAATGAGGGCGAGACGCGGCTGCAATTCCGTTATAACACGGATAATATCCCGGAGTTACAAGTTGATAAAGATTCCGTAGCAACGCGCGCGGCGAAATTATTCGATGCGTCGCTGATCACTCGCAACCAGGCTCGCGCTATGATCGGGCAGGAGGAGGACCCGATTCGGGGCGATGTCTATTTGCAACGCATTGGAACCCGTGAGATTCCAGCGAATGAGAAGATATCAACCGGAGACATCGGCAATAATGTCCCATGATGCGACACTTCCGCTTCTGCGCTCGAAACTCGCCGATAGTTGGCTTGTAACGTACACCGACGAGATAGCGCGTATATTGGCCGGACAGTGGCAACGGATCGCAACAGCGGCGGCCCAGGGCACCCTGAGCGCGATTTCTGAACGGGTTGAGGAGTTCCGAAAAGAGTATTATGACGTACAGTATCCATTGCTGTTGTCAATGGTGTCCGAAGGTTATGATTGGGCGTCAGTGGAATTCGGGGAAAAATCGGCGCTTGCTAGGCTGGAAGCGAAGGTGGACGTACCCGTGATTGAACTGGACGGCATTGTCCAGGCCCGTCTCTCCGCGCCGGTGGAGCGGTTTCTCGAAGGCTCGGTAAAGGGTATGACGGAGACTACGATCAAGCAAATCCAGGAAAATCTCGACGCCGCGATTATTGCGCAAGATACTCCCGCTGAGACTGCGAGGCGTCTTTTGCAATATGCCGGGGTTCACGTTCCCGCGCGGGCGAAGACGATTGCTCAAACGGCTACGATATGGAGCTTCAATGCGGGCGCGCTCATTCGGTATCGTGATGCCGGGGCAATAGCATTGGAGTGGATGGTAACGGAGGATGATCGGACATGCGAGTTCTGCGTGCCGATGGACGGCGCTCGCATCCCACCGGAAAACGCCTCGTTTTTTGAGGAAGGCCAGATGATTGAAGGCAATGAAGGGCATACGATGGGCGCGTTTATGACCGTCGAGCACCCGCCGCTCCACGCGAATTGCCGTTGTACATTGCTCCCGGTTATTCTTTGAGGGCTTGACATAGGCGGTGTAAATCGTTACGGTGACGATCGGAGGTTGAAATGCCATATCCAGCAGAACATGCTTGCCGTATCCATGATCCGAAACAGTACGATCACATTCGGCGCAAGAATGGCGATCGGACGCACGAGGGGAAAAAGTACGATGTGATCTACGGGATCAAGAAAAACGGCGATGTCGAGGATCAAGCATACCGCTATCCCAAGGGCACATGGAGCGCGGCTGAAGCCAGGAAACATTGCACAGCTCATAAGGGGATCGAGTTCGAGGCGGCGGGCAAGGCCCTCGATCCGAACGCACGGTATGAGCGCTTCGTGGAAATCGGCAAGCTCACGGCGGGCAAGGCCTCCGACGGTAACGGATGGATCGAGGGGTATGCGAATGTCTTTGACGTGATAGATAGTTCCGACGAGATTGTGCGCCACGGAGCGTTCGCAAAATCTATCCGCGAACGAGTCCCGGCAGGCAAGGTCAAGTTGATGATCCGCCATCTTGCGCATGGGGGTGGCGCGCTCGAGGTAATCGGCACGGTCACGGAGGCCGTGGAGGATGCGAAAGGCTTGAAGATTCACGCGGACCTTGCCGGTACGGATGCGGCACAAGAAACGCGGCAACTCATTCTGGAAGGGCATCTGTGGGGGTTGTCCATCGGATATCAACCGGTGCAGTGGGGGTATGTTGATATCGATACAAAGGAGATATTGGAGCTATCTGAAGTCAAACTATTCGACGTGACCGTGACGGGCGCGCCCGTCAATGAGGAATCGGTTATCACCGCCGCAAAAGCCGTGGATTCACTGGCCGCCGCCTTGAAAGGCAACGCTTCCACCGGAGACGGTCGGATGCTCGCCGCTATCAAGCAAAGCCGGTTTAACGCGGCTCTTGCGTCCATCAGGACGCTTGAGGCGGAATTGGGCAGGCTGCAAGTCGAGGCAGGAAAGTCGGAGCCGCAAGACGGGCCGGATATGCTCTTGTACTCCTGGCAGAATCGGCTTCGCGCAAAGCGCTTGCGATTGATGCAACTTTTAGCATAGGAGAAGATGATGTTGGAAGCCGCTGTTGGAAAGGCTGAAGCGGCCGTCAAGGAACTGGACGCCCTTACCGAGCAGCTCGGCAAGGCCGAAACGGATGAGGCGCGCAAGGAGCTTGAGACGAAATTGCAAGCCAAGTCTGCTGAGGCCGACCGGCTAATGGCTGATGTTGAGCGAGCGAAAAGCGTTGCCGTAAAGCGCGATGTGCTCGCTACCGCAAGGGCCGCGCTCAAGACGGATACCAAGGGTAAAGACCTTGCCGCCGCCGAAGCCGAAAGCAATGATCCGGAGAAGAAGGCCGCGCTCGAGGCAAAGGATCATGCAAAGCATGATGCCGCAATCGAGGGCGAGTTCTTCTCGTACCTCCGAGGCAAGGACATTTCGGACATCCCGGAGAAACTCCGGACCGAAATGACCCCCGACCCGGAGAAGTTTCCTGAAGGGTCTGCTGGCCTGAAAGCACCCCACTCGCTGGCGAAGGCGATCTTCGGTGAGCGATGGGGTAAGGCGATGGCGCGCGGAAAGGAGATATTGAGCACGGATACAAGCGCGGGGTCTCTGATTCCGCAAGATTACCGTGCGCAACTCCTCGAGCTTACGCCGGAGCCGACACACATTCTTGGTATGGCGACTATCATCCCGTCCACGACGGGCGCGGTTGTCTGGCCGAGAATGGTGCAAACAGACACCTCGGAATATGGAGGTGTGTCATTCTCATGGATCAGCGAGGGTGGTTCAAAGCCGGAGACGGAACCGGAGTTCGAGCAGATCACCATCAACACCCATGAGATCGCCGGGTACACCGAGATTTCCCTGCGAATGTTGTCACGTTCCGCGATCAATCTTGAGCAGCTGCTGGCGAGATTGTATCGGGATGCCATGCGTGCCGAACTGGATTACCGTTTTTTGAACGGCTCCGGTACCGGCGAACCGAACGGTGCGATCAATGAGGCGGGTATTCGCACGCAAGCCCGCGTTACCGCCGGTGCGGTAGGTTACACCGACCTGGTGCGGCTCAAGCATCAGATCAGATCGTACCACCGGCCCCGCTGCAACTTCATGCTTCATGATGATGTGGAGCAGGGGTTGGAACTTCTCACCGACACGGGCGGGAAGCCGCTGTTTAACGCATCGGTCGCGAGCGGGCCGTATGACCGCTTGGTCGGCTATCCCTACATCGTAGGATATCGCCAGCCCGCGCTCGGCAGTGACGGAGACGTGATTTACGGCGACTGGTCAGAGTACATCGTAGCGATGGAACAAGACGTGGTGATCAAACGTTCCGATCACTACAAGTTCCGCAACAACCTCGCCGCGTTTGTCTGCTACGCGGTTGTCGGCGGGCGGCTCGTGCAGCCGCGCGCAATGGCAATCCTCGAGGCGGGCGAAAGCTAACCGTGTGTAATCGGGGGTGGAGGCCGCCATGGTCTCCACCCCGTTTTCTGGGAGAGATACCCGGTGAACATCTCTGAAAAAGCCGTGATCCAACTTGCCGAGGATTGCCTGTGGGCCAAGGAGCACGCGGTTGAAGTGCTCCAACGCCTGAATGAATTTTTCTACTGTTGGGACTGGATCAGCGGACAAGTAGAACTGGAACGGCTCAAGCATGTCGTGGAAATCGGCACGTATCAGGGGGGGTGGCTGTTGCATGTCTCCGGTATCCTACCACAAGCATCCTATGAGTTGATTGATCCAAAGAAGCAGCCGAAGCGAGAACTGGTACTTCAGCGAGTACGCACGAGAGGGCCAGTGGTAGTACATGACATGACCTCTGACGAGGCCGTCAAGAGCGTCCAGCCGAACATTGACGTGCTGCATATTGACGGGCTGCACAAAGACCCCCAGCCGCTCCGCGACTTCAGGAACTACTTGCCACTTATGAACCCTGAACTGGGAGTAGCCATCTTCCACGACCTCTACTTGTCGGGGGTGGCTCAAGCATGGCGGGTAGCAATGCGGCTGGGAGTAGCAGCGGAGTTTGTCGGGCCTCCGAACAGCTATAAAGACATTGGGATCGGCGTCGTCATCATCAGGGGGGATGGCTGATGATCATGCGCGTGGTTCGGGAGTTCACATACCGTGACGCTCGCCGCCGAGAATGCGTCGCAAAGCCGGGACAACTGCTCGATGTTTCCAACAGGCACGAGCTTAGAATCCTCATGGAGCAGGGACGTGTTTGCCATGCGAACCGGAGCTTCAGCGATACTCAAACGTTCCTGGAATCCGCGGCCCCTTTCGAGCGGGCCCTTCGGGTAGGATGCTGGCTTCGTCATTCAGCGTCTTACTCCGGAGGGAGATTGCACGTATACCAGTACGCGCATTGCCTGGCAAGCGCAGGGGCTAAGATATTCTTCATTACCACTACGCCTCCGCGCTGGCGCAAGGACTATCCGGAGACGGAGAACATTCAGTTCATCATCGAGGGCAAGCAACCGTATCCGCGTGATCTCGACATCATCATGACGGATTCCAAGGGGCCGCTTGGAATGAAAGCACTGGCATACAAACAGGACAACCCCTGGGTTCGCTTTGTGTGCTTGAATTTCGAGACGGCGAACTGGGCTGCAAAGTATGTGCCGTCCATTGCCGCGAATATGAACAAAACACATCGCGCGGCAGGCTATAAAAACGCTGACCTTCTACTGGCGAACTCGAAGATCAGCCTCAAGTATCTTATGGAGTGGATGAAAGAGACGCACGCTTCCCGCAGGTACGGCGTGCTCCCGCCAGCGATCAATACGTACCAGACTGACGCCGGTATACCATTACCCGCCGCGATCCGGCGTCCCTACGCGGTGTGGTGTGGCAGGGGTACGAAATACAAAAACGCGCGTCTCGCGGCGGAGGCGATCTGGGAATTGCCGACGCAGTTCGATCTCGTAACGTTCGGGGAGCCGACATTTACGCTGCATCAGACCGATCAGCACAGGATGCACAAACTGAAAAACTTCCCGGATGCGGTAAAGTATGAAGTCTATCGCCATGCGCGGTGTGTCCTCGCGCCGTCGCTATTCGAGGGCTTCGGCATGGTACCCGGCGAGGCATTGGCCGTTGGTACTGAAACCATCGTGTATGACCTCCCGGTTCTGCGTTGGGCCTATGGCGATCGTCTTATTTACGTACCGTGGAATAAGCCCAAGGCGTACAAGGCCACGGTCAAGAAAGTGGCTATGAGCGAGAAGATGGATCATTCCAAAGAAGCGCTCTGGGTTCGAGAGACATATGGCATGGCCGCGATGGGAGGTACCATCGAGCGACTTCCCTGGCATGCCGTGAAGCGAAAGTCGGTCACCGCTTGTATGATCTGCTATGACTCGCCTTCCGCGCCGATTGCCATCGAAGCGGTGTATCCGCACGTAGACAAAATCGCTATCGCGTTCGGTCGCGTGAGTAAATACCCGGAGCGGCCGGGGACGCAGGCATTGCTTGAGAAACTCTCGGCAATCCCCGATCCCGATAAGAAGATCATACTTCGCTCGCAAGATGAGTGGACGAACAAGCTGGAAATGCGCCGATGGTGTGCCGAGCAAATCGAAGGGAACTATCAACTCATTCTCGACGCGGATGAGATTTGGACTGGACTGGCCGAATGGCTCGCGGGAGAGATACCGTTCGGCTGTCCGAGGTGGGTCAATCTCTGGCATAGCCTCGAGCATTGGATTCACGACGCAGGCGATGAGGGACGGCGTTGGGGTTCCGCATTGCCCGGCGGTGGTTCGGTTTGTCCGCATTACCGGTGGTCGTGGTGGCGCCCATCGTATCATTGGCAAAAGCATTTTGCACCGACCGATCTGGAAAAGAATCCGCTTCATTCCCTGGCTCGGAATCGGCAGTCCGCGATACAAGTTCCAGAGGCCAGGATTTACCATCTCGGCCACGCGCTTTCTCGGCCGATGATGCGGGCGAAACATCTGTTCTACAAGAAACGCGACGGGGCGATGGAGAAACGGCAACGCGCCTGGGAGAAGTGGAATGGCCGACTCGGTAATTGCGGAGATGGGATCATTGAGCAGATCGATTGGGAACTTCCCGATATTGTAAAGCGTGCCTTGGAGGCTATTCATGGCTAAAGAAGTCCTCAAGATATTCGGACTGCCTCGGACGGGGACGAATTATCTGACGGCCTTGATTCGCGAGAACACCGACGTTTGGGCCGATCAGAACAAAGCCTGTTGGAAGCATGGAGCAATGTCCTCGAAGTGTACTCAGCTTCAATCCGTGGTGATTGTCAAGCATCCGCTCTCTTGGCTCGTTTCCTACTGGCGCTTTATGAGGAAGCATCCTGAGCTGCGATGGTGCAAGTCATTCAGACATTTCATTCGATGGGAACGGCCCGACGGCCACATCGAAGGCGAGTGCCTGGCGATTCATATGTGGAGCTTTGCCTATGGCTACTGGCTCCGGTATCGGGAGCAAGGGCGGGTAGAGATTGTGAAGTATGAGGACTTGCTCCCGCATCCTGAGCAGGTGATCGGAAGACTATGCGATCGTCTGGGGATCAAGGTTCACGAGGGCAAATTCGTTATCCCCATGACTTCGATGGGGCCTCATTCAAAGGGTTGGTCTCGCGCGCAGATATTAGAATACTATGGCGAGAAGAGGTGGAAGGCCGAGTACACTCCCGACCTGATGCAACTGGTTTACCGTACTCTCGACCCACTTCTGTTGAAGGATTACGGTTATGAACGAGGCGTTTAAACTCTTTCACCTTGATACTGTTCAGCCTATAGGAGGAGGCGTTTCACTGCCTGAGCGGTTGCTTCTTTATACGCTGGTTAGAGTCATCAAGCCTGACAGCCTCCTTGAAATCGGTGTAAGCAAGGGGCGATCTACCTCATGGATTGCGGCGGCATTCAAGGATATGAAAAAGAAGGCCCGATTCGTCAGCATAGACGATTGGAGCCGCGCGTCCGGGGGGAAAAGCGACAGCCCGGACTTTGCCCAAGGACGATTGAAAGAGGCAGGGCTTGATGGCTATTCCGAGATTGTTTCCGCGAACAGCCATGAATGGTTGCCCAAGCAACCGCGCAATTCATTTGACATTGTGTGGGTAGACGGGGATCATAGTTATGAGGGAGCGCGCTCCGATGTGTTGGAAGCGCTCAGGATTGCGAAGGTACTGGTTATTGTTCATGACACCCGGAGCCTTCCCGACGTGCGTCGCGCTTGCGAAGATATAGAAGGCGGCACGTTCATCGAGGGGGAGAGGGGGTTCTGGATTGCCAAGCCCCGGTGATTTGATTCTAATTCGCTGGCGACGCGCCGGCATCCTGATCCGAGGCGGTATGGCCTTGAAGCGGTACGCTGGAGACGAAGACTTTGTTTATCGCCGTGAGGTGCAAGGAGACATTGATAGCGGATGGGTCGAGATACTAGCCCCTACTGTCCCCAAGGCGGTTACCGTGGAGATTGAAGATGAGCGCAAATCTGGTAACGACGGCGGAAGCTCGTAGCATTGTTCGCCTCGCTGATGAATCGCAAGATACGCTGCTTGGCATTATGCGAGACGGTGCCGAGGACTTTGTCTCGGGATATTGCTCTTGCGCGTTCGAGAGTGAATCGCAAACCGACATTCTGGACGGCGGCGGCTGGAATCTCATTCCCTACCGGCTGCCATTGCGCGGGGTAACGAGTGTAACCGATTTGGATACCGGTGTAGTTGAGCCGACCGCGAATTATTGGGTTCGCCATCAAGCATTCGTACTCCACCGATATGCTCGCTGGGGCGCAGGTGAAGGCCGTTGGCAAGTGGTGTATACGGGTGGATATGGCGGGACGGTTCCCGTTCCCGCGCAATTGAAGCTGGCGGTGTTGCAGCTGATCGCCAGGGCATGGGATGCACGCGGCGGACTGAACGCATCTACGAGCGCCGGCGTGCATCTGGACTTTGCTGCCCTGGCCGATTCTGATATCATGGCAATGTTGGATTCCGTGAACCTGTATGGGAAGACGTGATGCTGTTCAAGGCGCTTCAATACCGACCTACGAAAGTAAGCGATAACGCGGGCGGGTTTACCGTGACCATCGGGGACGGTGTTGGAATCTTTGTCTCAGCGACCCCGTACAAAGAGGAAATGCTCATTTCCGTTCGTACTGAGGAAGATGTCCAGGCCGAGGATATCTTCCTGATTGACGGTGCGTATTACCGCGTCACTCGCCGAACGGGTAGTCAGCGCGCCGGATTCGCGCTCTGGGCAGCGACGACGACAGAAAGGCCGGTGAGTCAAGATGGCTAATTTCCTCGGCGGCGGCATAACCGGAATTGTAATACACCATGCGCGCGTGAAGACGGCTGTTACCGCAGGCATAGCCGCTCCGCTGATGGCGTGCGGAATGCTCGTGGAACGTGAGGCAAAACAATCCATGAGAAAGGGCGGCGGCAAGGCGCGAGCGCCGTCTGCACCGGGTACGCCACCGCATATCCAGACCGGTGCGCTTCGATCCAGCATTACCACCGCGCCGCATGGGTTGTGCGAGGTGGTAGTCGGGCCGATAGAGCCATACGGGCAAGTCCACGAATATGGCGGGCGTCATCATCCTCAGCGTCCGTTCATGCGGCCCGCGATGCTTCGCGCGCAGTCGAAATTCGCCGGGAAATTTCGCCACCTGAAATTGAGAGAAAGGGGGGTGGCACATGGCTAAGATACTACGAACCGAGGCCAAGGACTACGGCGGGGTGAACGTCTTTACTGACGCCGACGACACGCCCGTGTACATCGCCCCGCACCTGCTCAAAACACACTGGGACGGCAAGAAGCTCACGGCTGTGGGCGTTGAGTTCGTGGGCGTCGTGCTGGCCGCGCGTGCGGCTGGCGCAGTTGAAAGCGCACACGAGGCGAAATGGGCGGCCCATGCCGCGCGTGCTGCGGCGGCTATCGAGGCCAAGCGCCAGGCGTCCGGTGATACGGGCGACTGGACTGACGAGCAGATTGAGGACGCGGTGAAAAACGCGCTCAAGGACGACTTCGACATTCAAGCCGCGAGGACTATGTAATGGCGGCGTTCACTTCAAAAGCGACGGGCGACTGGAATGCTGCTGGACAGACTACGTGGAACGAAGTCGGCACGCCGGGCGCGGGTGATACGGCGACGATTCAGAACACGCACACAGTCACGCTTGCGCAGAACGAACAGTGTGATACGTTGACTATAGACGTTGGCGGCACGTTGGACCTGGCGACATTTACACTCACTGGCATGACCGCAGAGACTACGTTAAGCGGAACGCTACTCGGCGGCGATAACTGCGCGCTGACATTCAATAATGCCGCCGACCGCGCCATTCGCGGCGGAGCATCAGGTGTTCTCAACATAGTCGCATCTTCGGGAAATCGCGCGCTCATTGATAACGTCGGGGCTGGCAAAACGTCGGTTCTTGATGTGCCAACCGTACATCTTGACTATGTTGACATCCACAGTGCCGTCAACGGCGTGCGAAATAGCGCCCAAAACGCCGTGTCATGGTACATAGACCATTGTGACATCGAGGGGGCGGGGGCTGGGTCGGTCTGGGGCGTATTCTGTATCAATAGCAAGCAGACCCATGCTGTGTGGATTCGCAATAGTTATATCTCCAAGTTTCAAGCAACGGGTCGCGGCATACAAGTCAATGGTATTGCAGTATTGGAAAACGTAGTTTTTGGGGTTGACATTGACGGTAATGCCCAAGCCAACACATCCGATTTCTCATACGCTTATCCAGCAACGTACTTCTGCAACAGCGTCCGCTCTACGGCAGCCACAATGATCCACGCGGCGACTACCCATAGGGGGCGCATTATAGCAGGCGACTGGGGTTATGCGCACGGAGTAGGTACGCCGGGCATCGGGTATCTCCATGACGGCACTATCGGTATTATAGAGCGTAGCGTGGCGGCGAAGAAAACGGGGGATTACGGAGCACGGTGTACCCCGCTTGTTGACTGTGACGCCGATAGGTCTGTTGAAACCTCCGTCTACATCCCCATCGCCACCGGCGATAATATCGCCGTGAGCGTGTACGGGCGGCGGCACACGATGACGAACGACTGCGCGGAAGTCGAGATTGACCCCGAAGGCGCATGGTTCACGCCCGCGACCGTGGCGACTACGCTGACGAATGACGATACGTGGTACGAGTTCGCGCCGAGTGCGAATGGCGCGGGCGGTAGCGGTGACGAGGGCATGGTGCGCATTGTACTCCGGTTGAAAGAGTATCAGGCTGGCGCGTATTTCGATTGGGCCGATATGGTAGTGACGGCAGGCGGCACAGAGTACAACGTAAACTTCGAGAACTGGTCTATGGGCATCCCGCAAGTGGCCGAGCCGTCAAGCAGCGGTCCCGCACGCTCACCTGTTGGCATGACTGGAGGCTTGGTCTGATGAACGTCACCGGCGGTTCCACAGACGTTACAACCTATTTTGTCCTGCGCACGGCGGCGGACGGTACGGCCACGACAGGCGCGACGATCACGGATATTGACCTACAGTACGTGCGTTCAGGCGCGGCTCCGAGCGCTAAGGTAGATGCAACAGCGTTAGCGGCCACGGACTCGGCACACGCGGACAACAAGGCCATTGAGATAGACGCCACTGACGCGCCCGGATTGTACCGCGTGGACTGGCCGGATGCGGCATTCGCCGCTGGCGTCAAGCAGGTTATCTTGAGCGTCAAGCTGGCGGGTTCCTTCACTGAGCACATGGTTGTGGATATTGACCCGCCGGTGAACGTGACAAAGATCAGCGACGATTCAACTGCTGCCGACAACCTGGAATTGATGTACGACACCACGGGCTACACCGACGACACGGCCCCGGCGTCACGAGGGCAAGTCGGGCGGCTGGCAACGGGGGCGGCGGCAATCAGCACCACGGCGGAATCGTTTACCAAAGCGGGCGCGGAGCCGGAGACGAATACCTACGCGGCGACTACCGAAGAAAATGGCACGTACCATATTGTCGAAGACGACGCGACTTCGACTGACGTATATTACCAGTTCGACGTTGGCGGCAATGGCGTTCCCGTTGCGATTACG